CGGCGCGTTCCCCCATTATTTCCATTAAGCGTTCTTTCGGGACAAAGGATTTGATGACGGCGGCGATTTCCGACCCGCCGATTGTCCCTTGTTTTTCGGACAGCCATTCGTCAGAGTTTTGAACAATGTTTCGCATCCGCCCGACGTTTTCCAAAATCTCTTTTCGTTTTTCGGCGGCGAAGTCTTCAAACGATTGTCCTTTTTCACGCAGATAGTCTTTGAGCAAAACATTTTTGCGGGCTTCCAAATAGGCGCGCGTTTCGGCATCGACCAAATCCAAGCCGTGATTCCACATTCCTTTGTCGTGAATGGCGGCGTGGCATTCGGCGCACAGCGGCAACAGGTTTTTAACGTCCCAACGCAACAGCTGATTATTGCGCCCGATTAAATGGTGGACGTGTTCGGCGGGTTTTCCGCACGGGCATTTCTGCCCGATACGCAAACGCGGATATAACGAATCCAGTTCTTTTTCCATTTCTTCACGCATTTTTTTGTTCTTCCTCTGAAATTACACCGTGTTCAAGCATCGTTCTTTTTCTGTTTCGACAACGGCGCATCGCGATATTGTGCTTGCGGCGTTTATACCAATGATTTTTCCAAAAACGCGCCTTTCGCGCTTCCAACATTTTTTCTTTCCGCGACGGGAAGAGAATAAACTGGATTGTGCGGCGGGAAACATTGAACAGCTTAGCCAATCCTTTAATCGACGCGCCGTTGCACCACATCGTTTTGATGTTCTCACGTTCTTCATCGGTCAATTTGACGCGGGCATCCTGTTCTTTCGGCACGCGCACCTTGTCGATATTGACGGCGGGGGCTTTTTTCTTTTCCATTATTTCACCCCTTTCCGCAGTTTTTTGCTAAAAGCGGCGGAAACATTTTTTGACGCGTCCGCATAGCCCGCAGTTTCCAAGCGGTCGCGCAGGTCATTAACGTACTTCATCTTTTTCAGAGTATCGGCATCGTCCAAAGACAACGACTCATCTGCATACGCTTCCAGCTTGTCCATAAAAGCGGACAATTCCAAAATGACGGCGGGCGGTTCTGCATTTTCTTCCGACATTTCCATTTCTTCATCTGAAACATCGACGCTTTGCCCATTTTCCTGCCCGTCTGTTTCGATTGACGGCGTTTCGGGTACGGGTGTAGCGGTTAATGCTTCAACTGGCGTTGTAGACGCAAATAAAGCGGTTTTTTCACTTTGCACTTGAACGGTGTCCTCGGCTTCGGGGACTTCATCGTCAAACATCGCCCGAATTTCAGAACGGATTTCGATTTTTGCCATTGAAATTTTGAGGGCTTTTTTCAACCCAACTTTTAAAAACATATCGTTTGGAAAGTATTTCCAAGCGGGCGATTCTTTTCCGCCCATTTTCCGAACGCTTGCCTGTTTTGCCGCTTCCAACTCCTCAAACGAAAATGTGTAAATTTTCGGGGAATAGCGGGCGCATTTGACGAAAGCGTAAAAGCCGACGATTTTCTTACGCCCGAACGGATTCCCACGTTTCAAAACGAACGAGTCGCCCGCGGCGGATTCGGTCATTTCAAACGAATCTCCGTCAAAAACAAGTCCCGCGTCCACTTCCAATCCGTTTTGACTCGCGACGTACAGCAAGCCCTTGTACGACGGTTCCGCCGTCATATTCCCGTTGTTGTTGTAAAAATAACAAAAATCACGAGAATCAAGCGGGATATTCCAAGCGGCGACCTGCAAAAACGCCTTTTGCGTCGATTCGGGCGTGCAGTCCATAAGCTTGCTTCCCGTTTTTGCCGACAAATCTTTTACACGGCAAAAATTGTAAAATTCAACGGCGCGTTTTGTCAGTTCTGTTTCGTCATATCCGAGTTTAACGGCGACGGCGGGAATAAACCCGCTTGATAACGGCGCGGGCAAAATAGCGGCGTTATTGTTTTTTATAACAATTTGTTTACTTTTTTCCATTGATTTGCTTCCTTTCTTTCAAAAATTAACTTGTTCAAGTGGCGGCGCGTTGTCGCCACTTTGGCAAATTAACCCGTTTTCTTAATCGGGCAAAACCGAACCGCCCGCCGTGTACACAGCGACGTTTTCAAAGTTCTTTTCCAAAAACTCGGCGGTCAATTCTTTTGTTAATGCCGCCAATTTTGAAACAGTACGGCGATTTCCCGCATCTTCAATGACAGTTATAAATTTACCTAAACCGTGGCAAACTCTCACGTCCCCTTTGTTTTCCCATTTTGAACGATTACAAACAATGCGGTATCCGTTTAAATCGGGAGTCCGCCAATGCCAGCGGTTTTTGAATTGTAAAGTATAGACGATTTCCCCGTTTTCCATTCTTAAAACGGTTTCGCTACCTATTTTTTCGGCTGTCCATCCATTGAATAAAGTTGTCATTGTTTTATCCTTCCAACTGACGGCGTTTTAACGCCGATTCCAACATTTCCAAACGCCCAAGACGATTAAACAGGCGGATTTCTTCGGCAGAGTCGTTGCTCTTTGCCCATTTTTCCAAACAGGCGACACCGCCGCCGCTCTGGCAAAATCAAGCTTAACAGTTTTTTTCCAAAAATTCGCCGACGGTCATTTCCCCGAATTTCGCGCGGAAAGATTCAACTGCCGCGCGTTGCTCATTGACGTGTCGATTCGCTGTTTTTAAATCGACGTTATCGCCCTCCGCCGCATTTGCGCGGCAACGGTGCGCGTCGCGGTATTTTTGACCGCTCACTCCCGCGAGCTGGCGAATTAAACAGCAAGAGTTTCCCGTTGTTGGCAAATCGTATATTTTTGTGTTTAACGTTTTTTCTTGCATCCGTCCCCCCTTATTCTTCGATTTCCATTTCTTCGACGAAAAACGTCAAATAATCGCCAAAACAGTTTTCATAGCCGACCGATTTGTTTAAATCAGCGGCAATACGCTCCGCCGTTTCTTTGTCGTCAAATGTTTCGACGACATCCCCGTACAGATTCCCCCGACGGTCAGACCAGCCAGATTCACAGCGGGCGTTGTATGCAATAGTGTATTTTTTCATTTTTTTAACTCCTTTTTTGTTTCCACCGATTCGGTGGTGGGGTTCTTTACCCCTCTTGATATTGTCATTGTACGAAAAAATGAAACATCTGTCAACGAAAAAAGTATAAAATTCACACCCTTTTTACAATCAAAAAATGGCGGATTTCTGCCGTTTTTTAAGGATAGGCGCATTTTTTTTAAAACGACAACGACAAAAAGAAGAAAGCGACGGCGTATATATGGGCGAATCGGGGGAAGTAGTACAGCGGCACGCGCGTCGATTCGTTTCCACCAAAAACACCGCCTTTTTAGCCCGCCCCACAAAAAACGCCCGCAAGCGCAAAAACAACAAAACACTAAGAACACAGCGGACAAGCGGGGGAGTAAAGCAAGAGAGCAGGGGACACCAGCGACGGCGGGACTGTACAGCATCCAGTCTTTTTTTCTTTAAAGGGCGAAAAGGTTAATTTTTGTTTTTCCTGTTTAAAAAAATCAAAAAAGTTTTTGTTTTGAAAAACGCTAAAAATGGCGGATTGCTTAGGTTTTTGGCAGCTTTTGAGAAAAATCAAAAAGCCGAGATTTTCAATAGTTTTTTTGTCAAAACAGAATAAGTCATTGATTTTATTGAGTTTTCAAATCACATAATATATGTTATGCGACAATTAGGCGGGTGTGAAACGCCGCTTTTCAAAGAAAGTGTAGTGTTTTCAATGATTTAAGCAAAGAGTCAATCCTTTTTTGATGTGGGGGAGTGGGTGTCAGAAAACGGGCGGAAAAAGTAGTCCATCCCCAAAAATATGTTCCTTTAGCCCTTATATTTTGTCCAAACGGGTGATTTTAGACAAGCTGAAAAGGGGAGTGGGTATCAAAAATCACGGGGGTGATACGGTTTATGTTTGTCGGGAATGGCGGATTTCTGCGGTTTATTTTTCGTCTATTTTTTCACGGAGTTTTTGTCTATCAATCCTTTTTAGGGTAGTGGAAGGGGTTAAAAGTGGCGGAAAAGCTTAATTTTTTGATGTTTTGGGGAAAGGGGCGGATTGTTTTTTTGTTGTTAGGGAGAAAAAAGAGCTTGCAGGGCAGGGCGGTGTTTGGTAGAAGTAGGGGAGTGAAGTTAAAGGCTTTCAAAGCGCGCTTTAACGGATTCACGGAAATGTTTGCAGAGATATAAAGTTGGTAAGGGGCGCGCGAGAAGCCCCTTTATCTTTTGTATTGATTTTTGGCGGTGTTTTGATAGAATGGGGACGTTAAGCAGAAAAACTCCTTTTTTGTTGACGTTAGGCAGTTCCACGGCTGTCTGTGAGCGGGTGTAAAAAGCCCGCTCTTTTTTTATAGTTATTGTGGTGTTATTGTGCTAAAATTATCTGAAATTATCTTGAGAGGTGTCGCAATGAAAGAATTATTGGGTCAATTATTGGCGTTGGAGCTTATGGCGAAAGAAGTTCACTACTCGTACAGAGGGGCGGATTTTTTCGGAGTCCATAAGTTAATGGATGAAGTGTTTTCGGGTTTGTCCGATTTTCGGGACGAGATTTCGGAAACTGTGTTTATGGGGCAGGGCGCGCGCGTTCCGACGGCGATTGAAGTTATTGACGAAGCGTCGGAGTTTATCACCGTTGATGTTTCAATGCGGTCAATCGTTGATTTGATGGACGTGATTCTGAATAAACTGTCCGACGGGAATATCCGTGTCGGTGAAGAAAAGGTGCTTGATGACATATCGGCGCATTGCCGCAAATATCGCGGATTGATTTTAGCGCAAATGGGAGTTTCGGAATGACGGTATCGGACGGACTCGTTCCCAAGGTTTGTAAATGCTGCGGGCGGCGTTTTCGTGGCGAGCCTAAACAGCAGTTATGCTCTGACGAGTGCCGCGCGGAAATGCGGGCGCGTTCGTATGAAAAAAGGAAGCGGACAAGGAAGCGCACGAAAAGAATGGTTGCCAAGGAAGTAAAAAAGCTTTTCCGTGAAAATGCAAAGCGGCAAAAGAAAGAGATTGTGCGTTCGCCCGAAGAACAGTCGGCTATAAATGAAAAAATGGCGCGGTTGCGTGCTATGATTACAAAAGAAGATTATGAAAAAGCCGCTATTACTCGCGCGGGCACCTGTAAAACGAAGCGTGTGTTTGAAGCGGCTGTTAAGGCGATTGTCTTGGCAGAGGACATTAAAGGGAATAGCGTTCTTGAAGAAATGGTCATGGCGTTGGTGAATAAGGTGCTGGATATGGGCGACGTTTCTGCTTTTGTGGCGTTGCGGGATACAATGGGCGAAAAGCCGATTGATAAAAAAGTGTCCGCAAGTTTTGATATGCCGACTTTTGCGCCGCCGCCGATTAAGAAAGAAGACGACCCTGAATATGCCGAGTTTTTGGAATGGAAGCGTCGTCGGAGTTTGATTGAAGCCGAGTATAAGGAAGTTAAAAAATGATTGACCCGCGCGAAATGATTTCCCCCGCGTTCAATGATGTTTATGACTCGTTGGTGCGCGGGGACTTTGAATACAGGCATCTGTGGTTAAAGGGCGGGCGTTTTTCTTTGAAGTCGTCTTTTATGGGACTGATTATCCCGTTTTTGATGATGCGTGACGCTTCGTGGGTAGAGCAGGGGATTATTTCAGAGTCTTCTTTGTCAAACGCCGTCGTTTTGCGAAAGTTCGGGAATACGTCGCGCGAATCTACGTTTGCTCAAATTGAATGGGGCATCCGAAAACTCGGCGTTGAGGAATTGTGGGAAAGCACGCTTGCTCCGTTGACCTACATTTACCGCCCGACGGGACAGAAAATTTATTTTCGCGGCTTGGATGATGCGACAAAAACAAAGTCAATCAAGGCTTCAATCGGTCGTTTCGTATATGTTTGGTACGAAGAACTTGAAGAATTTAACGGGATGCCCGAAATCCGAAAAGCCAACCAGTCGTTTTTCCGCGGCGGGGACGGTTTAGAGGAAAAAGGCTTTCATTTAAAGAATGTTTGTTTCTGTACCTATAACCCGCCGTTGACAATGGCATCTTGGGTGAATGAAGAAGCGGCAAAAAATGACAAGACGCGGAAAGTTCTTCATTCGACGTATTTGGACATCCCCGAAAAGAAACGTATCGCGTGGATTGGCGCGGACGCGTTGGAGGAAGCGGAAGCTTTAAAAATAAAAGACCCGCGCGCGTATCGGCACGAATATCTGGGCGAGGTTGTCGGGACAAGCGGCGCGATTTTTAAAAACTTGTCCGCTGAAACGATTGATGACGACCAAATCCGAAAGTTCCCGAATGTTTTAACGGGTATTGACTGGGGCTTCGGGCATCCGTTCGTTTGGTTGAAAGTGTGCTATGACAAGGTGTTGGATACGATTTACGTTTATGATGAAATCGTTGAAACGGAGCTTTTAAACAAAGACGCGATGCGCCTTGTCCGTGAACACAACAAAGGCGACCGCAAAATCGGAATCATTGCCGACAGCGCGGAAAAGAAGTCGATTTTGGAATGGCGCGGGAAAGGATTTAATATCCGCGGCGCGCGCAAAAGAAAGAACAGCGAAAAATACGGGATTAAATGGATTGCGGGGCGCACTAAACTGGTTGTCGACCCCGCGCGTTGTCCGAAAGCGTATCAGCAACTTTCGCAATACGAATTTGTCCGCGACAAAGAGGGGCGTTTCACCGACCAGCTTCCAAAGCTGAATGATGACGTTTCAGACTGTTTGCGGTATACTTTGGAAAATCAAATCTTTCCTATGGCTTTTTCGTTTCAAAAATGATAAAATCGCCCATATTTTGGGCAACAGGCGGGTTTAAAATGTCAAAAAAGAAAAAACAGAAACTTCAACAGGCTTTGCAAAATGTGAAGTCTTCTTTGACGGCGCAGGATAAAACGGCGGCGTGGGGGAAAATGTTTTCAAAAACAGTAGAAAACTTCCAAAAGCGGACAAAAGACGGAAAAATCGTTGCAATGGACGCTTCCGTTTGTCAGAAATTCCAAGATTATTACGCTCCGAATATGGAACTGGACGCTACGTTGTATGAATATATGCAAAGGGGCGTTTTTATCGGTTATCAGGCGTGCGCTATGCTTATGACGAACTGGTTGATTTCAAAAGCTTGCTGTTTGCCGCCCGAAGATGCGCTTACACCTGATTTCCGTATCGTTCTTGAACAGGATTCTGACAAAGAAACGCAGGAAAAAGGCGAAGAACTCAAAGAACTGCGTTATTTGGCGGACAAAAAATACAATATTATCCCGCAGACGCTCAAATATCTTGTAAACAACCGAACTTTCGGTGTCGCCTACGCTTTGCCGATTGTCGACGGAATCGATTATTCCGCGCCGTTTAACATTGACGGTGTGAAATCGGGGGCTTATAAGGGGATTCGTATTATCGACCCGATTTGGCTTGTACCCGAATTTAATTTGTCGTCTGTTTCAAAACCCGATGACAAGAGCTTTTACGAACCGACGTTTTATCAACTTATGAATGGACAGCGTATTCACGCGTCGCACGTTATTAAATGCGTATACGCGCCTGTTCCCGATATTTTGAAGCCGTCTTTTTATTTTGGCGGCGTTCCTTTGACGCAAATGATTTATCGCCGTGTGTTTTCGGCGGAAGCGTTGGCGGATGAAGCGACGATGTTGGCGAAAAGCAAGCGTATGCTGATTGTTGACGGCGATTTGGCATCCTACATTGAAAACGAAGCCGAAATGCAAGTGATGTTGGACAAGGTGGCGGAGTTGCGCGACAACAAGGGGATGTTCTTTAAAAACCCTGACGACGACGTGAAACAGATTGACACGTCGCTGACGGACTTGCCCGAAGTTATGGCGGGGCAGTATCAACTTGTCGCTTCTACCGCGCAAATGACGTATGAAAAACTTATGGGGACAGCCCCGAAAGGTATGAACGCAAGCGGCGAGTTTTCTTATAAAGATTATGTGCAGACCTTGCAGGGCATACAGGAATTACAGGCTACGCCGTTAATCGAGCGGCATTGTTTGCTTTCTTTGAAGTCAGATTTCGGAAAAACGTATAAATTTAACGTTGTCTTTAACCCGATTGACAGCCCGACCAGCAAGGAAATTGCCGAAGTGTCCGCTATTCGCGCCAACACTTTGGCGACGTTGCAGGCTTCGGGGGCTATTTCTACCGATGAAATGCGCGATGTGATTCGGCAGGACGAGCATCTTGGATTGAACAACATTTCCGATGATATTGACACGTCGGAAGTTCAAGAGCAAGAAACGAACGGCGACCGCACCGTTCAAAAGGACGGACAAAATTTCCGTATGCGGAATCCCGCCATTTCCCCGACTTTGCAACAAAAAGAAAAAATCAAAGTCAAAGCGTCCGATTCCGCTTGTGAAGACGGCGGCGAGGGAAGCGGCGACTTCAATCACAAAGGACGCAAGGGCGAAGTCGGCGGTAGCGAATCCAAAGAAAAGAAAGACCGTTTGACGAGTTCCGAAAACGCGTCCGAAAAAGAAGATGACCACGATTTTATCGTTGTCGAACGCGGAACGGATGAAGTCCGTCTTAAAAACAAAGAGGACGGCGTGAAGTTTTGGGTAGACAAAGACGAGTGGGATGACCAAAAGAAGCGTTTGTCAAAATCTGGCGTTGCAAAGTACCGCCGCGCTAAAAATAAATTGACTTAACGTTTTGTAAATGGCATTATAACAAATAATTGTATTTCATACGGACGGCTAAAAATGTCAAAGATTGAAGACGATAACGGCTTTTGGCTTTGCAACGATAGTAATATCAGCAAAGTCGGCGTTTTTGCGTATCTTGGTCGCGAGATTTCACCGAAACTCGAAGCGGACAAGATTTATTACGTTTACCGCCCCGCCGATGAATTGTTTTCTCAAGAAACGATTGACAGCTTTAAATCGGTCGTTCCCTTGACTGATGAACACGAAATGCTGGGAAAAGATTATACCCCCGCCGAATCAAAAGGTGTCGAGGGCGTTGTTTTTGACCCGCATCCGTCGGATGACGGCTTGTACTTAAAGGGAAACGTTAAGATTTTTTCCGAACGTATGAAGCACTTGTTAAATCGGGGCAAAAAGGAACTCTCAATGGGTTATTTTTGCGATTACGATTTAACGGCGGGTGAATTTAACGGGCAACATTATGACGTTGTTCAAAGGAATCTTCGGGCAAACCACGTTGCGTTGGTTGACAGAGGTCGCTCTGGCTCTGATGTCCGAGTGTTTGACAGGGCGGTGGTGTATGACAAAGAACCTATGGAGTTGACAAAAATGACGAAAACGATTGTCAAAGATTCCGAAGTCGATAAGCGCAAGGACATCAGCGAAGTTGAAGCTATGCTTTACGAAGCGAAAAAAGACCCTGCGAAATTGACCGACGAATTGATTAAAACCATTGTCGGGAAAATGGAAACAAATTCCTACAATGACTCCGAACGCTCTGCCGATGACAAAGCGTGCGGGGATGAAGACACGGAAAATAAGGAAGAAGCGAAAGACGAAACTTCCGCCGAACCCGAAAAAGCCGTCGAAGAAAAAGAAGTAAAAGACGAAGACGAACCAGAAAAAGAAGACGAAAAGAAAGCTATGGACGCTGAAATCAAGTCTTTGAAAAAGGCGTTGGACTCTCTGCCGAAAGAAATGGCGAAAGCCGCCTCTTTTGCTGAAAAAGTGGCAAAGAAAATCGGCACTTTTGATTCTGCGGGTATGTCCGTGCAGGAAATTGCGGAATATGCTTGCGGCAAATTGGGTATCAAATGCGCCGCCGCCGATTCCGTCGCAACGTTGAACGGCTATTTAATGGCTTCTCGCGAAGATGAAACCTACTCGATTTCTGACAAGAAATCGGCTATGGATTCCGCTTCCTCTATGGATGCCGATTTGGTCGCCTATTTGAAAGGGTAAAGAAAATGGCTTTGCAGAAAGTTATTAACACGAAGCTTGCCGCTGGCGTTGAAGGCGGTTTGTATGACGATTCCCCGCGTCGCGCGGAATCGAAACGTTTGCACGCTAATGCTGGTATTGCCGCCGCTTTGGGTCGCGCTTTTACGCAAGGTGCTACCGAAGACGACGTTACGGTCGGCGGCGAGGGTGCTTTTGCAGGTATCGCGCTGAACGACGGCACGGTTGCTTTGCACGGTGGCTTGGCGGCGACGTTGGAAGTTTTGGACGGCACGGTTGCTTCTGTCGCCCGTTTTGCTCACGTTTGGGTTAAATCCGAAACGGCGGCGGCGATTGGCAACATTGCGGCTTATGCCAAAGACACGGGCAAAATTTCCGCTTATGCGGCGACTGCCAATGTCCCCGAAACTCACGTTGAAATTCCCCACGCTACTTTCCGTTCCAGTGGTGCGGCGGGCGAATTGGTGAAACTGGAACTTGGTGATTAAGGAGTATTATTCAAATGATTACCTCTGAATCGAAAGTGAAAGTTTCTCTGTCGCCGAAACAGGTACGCCCTGTTGAAGACAAAATGTCTGATGCCGCTTTGCAGGCGTTGGGTATCGGTGTCGGCGCGATGGATGCTTTGCCTGCTATGATTACGGCGGCGAATACTGGCACGCCCGTGCAGTTCTTGCAGACGTGGTTGCCGAAAGCGATTTATATCGCGACCGCCGCCCGTAAAGCTGACGACCTGTTGGGTCGTAACATTATCGGTCGTTGGGAAGATGAAGAAATCGTCCGCAAGGTCGTTGAACGTTTGGCGCAGGCGCGTCCTTACGGCGACACTACGAACGTTCCTCTGGCTGACCACAACGTCAACTTTGAAACGCGTTCGGTTGTCCGTTTGGAAATGGGATACGAATCCACGATGCTGGCTTCTGCCCGTTCGTCCGCGATGCAGATTGATTCCGACGCGGAAGACCGTACGGCTGTTGCCGAATCGTTAGCTATCGGCTTGAACGATATTGCGTTCTACGGCTATAACAACGGCTCGAACAACACTTACGGTTTGTTCAATGACCCGAACCTGCCGAACTACGTTACCGTTCCTGCGGGCGCGGCTGGCACGACGACTTGGGCGACCAAAACGTTCTTGGAAATCACCAAAGATATTATCTCGATGATTTCCGCCGTCCCCGCTGTTCAGGCGAACTTGGTTGACCCGAAAGCCGACGAGTTCACGTTGGTTGTTCCGCCGCAGGCTGAAATTTACCTGTCGACTCCGTCGTCGGAATACGGTAAAACGGTTATCGGCTGGTTGAGCGAAAACTATCCGAAATGCTCCGTGAAGACCGCTAAACAAATGGCGGGTGCGAACGGCGGCTCGGATGTCGCTTACCTGTACTTTGAACGTATGAATGGCGATAAAGTCGTCAATCAGGATGTTCAGGCGACGTTCTTCTTTGTCGGTTTTGAAAAGAAAGCGAAAGGTCGCGTTGAAGATTATTCGGCGGCGACTTCGGGCTTCTTCTTGGCACAGCCGACGGGATTGGTGCGTTTCTCGGGCATCTAAACTTAAACAACAAAAGGGAGTATTCTTATGGTTTACATTTTTTCGACTTTAACGGGCGGGCAGGATTATTGCTTGTACGAACGTATCGGCAACGGGAATGTGATTTTGAAAAAGAAAATCAGCATTAACGGCGGCGCGAACGTTGCAAACAAAAAACTGTATACGCCCAAAGGTGTGGTTACGTCGGTGTCTGATGAAGATTATGAAGTCTTAAAGCAGATTTCCGAATTTAACAATCACGTTGCGCGCGGCTTCTTGAAAGTCCAAAAGGCGAAACAGGATGCCGATGAAGCGGTACACGACTTGCAAGAAAAGGACGCTACCGCTCCGTTGACCGAACAAAGTTTGTCGGGTGTCGATGAAGTCGAATCGGGCAACAAGCGCAAGCGGAAAAATAAATAAGGATACTTCCCTATGTCTTGTACGGTGTCGGTAAGTGTTGAGGGATTTCGGGCTACGTTTTTTTCTGATTTTCCGCAGGAAACGTATCCCGATGCCGTTGTTTCCGCATATCTTAGAAACGCTCAAAATTATGTTTCAAACATCAATTACGGGCGGTTGCGGGACACGGCGCGGGAATATGCTATTTATTTAATGACCGCGCACTTATTGACGCTGAAAGACAGAATAGAGCAAAGCGGTAGCGGGTTTATCGGATATGAAACGTCGGCGCGCGTCGATAATGTTTCTGTTTCGTTAGCCCCGCCGATTTCCCGTGATGAATTGGAACGTTGGTTTGAGTTGACTGGGTACGGATTGGAATTGCGTGCCCAGTTGAGGACAAGGGCTTGCGTTCCATTTTGGATTAGCGCGCAATGAAACAGTTGAAAGTCGGTTTCTTTGGCGATGATAAAGAGGAAAACGGCGAATCTGTTGCAAAGGTCGCGCGCCGACAAGAAAACGGTGCGATTATAAAAGGTTTTAACGGAAACGATGTACTTGTCCCTGCCCGTCCTTTTATGCGCCCGTGCGCCCTTGAAAACGCGGGGAAATGGAAAGAACTGTTTGCCGATTTGATAAAAAAGCACGGCTTGTCAAATTTACAAACAGTTTTTGAAGAATTAAGTAAGGTTGTCGAACAGGATTTAAAGGATTCAATCAATTCTGTTTATTCGCCGCCGCTTTCGGAACGAACTTTAAGGAATCGTCGGAAGCACGGCAATACAAGCGACAAGCCCTTGATTGATACGGGAACGATGATTAACAGCGTGAAAGGTGAGATAAAGTAATGTCGGCTTTGATTACAAAAAATCTGCTTTCCCGCGCTTTGAATGTCATCCCGCCCGTTTCTGTTACGGTCTTTAAGTTTTTGGGCAACACAATCACGGATTTCGGGCAAGCAATTCCGTCTTTTGATGAGGGGACTGTTTATCCGAAGTCATCTGTTCAACCGCTTCAAAATGCGATTTATACGCAACTTGGGCTTGATTTCCAGAAAGAATATAAGGCGGTTTATGTAAACTGCCAACTGAACGGCACGGACAAGCAAGAAACGCCCGATTACGTCGTTATTAACGGCGAACGGTGGAACGTCTTTAAAGGGAACGATTGGCAGTCTTACGACGGCTGGTCATCTGCCATTGTCGTCAAACAGATAGGTGAAGACGATGCTCCGTAATGAAAACCAAACATACGCCGATGTTGTCGGATTTATCAAACAGGCTTTGCAGGATGCGGGTATCACGGGCTTTTCGATTGTGCAAGCCGACCAAGCGTTGAATTTGTCAATTAACACGGCGGTTGTTCTTGTCGACCGTTTCCATTCCCGCCGATATGGTTGGCAGGGACAGCATTATGTCAAAAAAGACAAATTGAATCGGATTGTCGATTATTTTCAAGACATCCATTTTCAAATTCGGGCATTGAAGCGTCGGAAAGGCGTGCAGGATGCGACAGTCGCTACATCAAACGACGTTATCCAAGTAATTATTACTTGGTTTCAATCACAAATTGGGATAAAATCCTTAAAGAGTTTGGGCTATAATTTGTTGCGGATTACCGATATAAAAGAGGAATCTTTCATCGATAAGACGAACAAATACGAAAAAAGTCCAGAGTTCACGTTGGTCTTGACGTTGTATCAGTCCGATGAAACAGAACAAGACGTGATTAACAGCATTGACGGCAACTTTATAGAGGTGGGTTAAATGGCTATCAGTCAATCAAGATACGTCGCTATCACAAGCGGCATCGGGGGGCAAGCGGCGGCTTCTCGCAAGAATATGGGGACGCGTGTTATTTCGACGAATAGCCGTATCCCTACGGGGCAGATTTTGGAATTTTCGGGTGCCGCATCTGAAATTCTGAAAAATGTCGGTGCTTATTTCGGCACGCAAAGCAAGGAATACGCTTTCGCGGCGAAACAATGCGCCTATGTTTCAAATGCAATCACGCAAATCAATATGATTTCGTATGCGCGCTTCACGCCCGAAGCAGTCGCGCCTATGTTGATTCCGACGGAAAACGCGGCGGCATTGTCCGCTTTTACGGCTATCAGCGCGGGTTCTTTGACCGTTTCTTTGAATGGCGTTGCCTATGAAATGTCAAACATTGATTTGTCGGCATCTGACAATCTGGCGGCGGTCGCGACGACTTTGACGGGCAAAATCCGTGAAAACGCAGGTGGCGGCGCGATGTTTACGAGTGCGACTGTTCAATTTGAAAACGGCGTGTTTGTTTTGACGGGCGGTGAAACTGGCGCGGCGACGGTTGAATTTGCCGATAACGGCGATTTGGCTACTGCTTTGCGTTGGAATAAAGCGAGCGCACCGATTTTGTCGAACGGCTCGGCGGCGGAAACAGCGGCGGCGGCTATGGACAGAATCACGAATGTTTCAAACAACTTTGCTTCTTTCGTGTTCTTGCCCGCTTTGACGGAAACCGCCGATATTGAATCCGTTTCCAACTGGGCGACGGCGCAAAATATGCAGTTTGCGTATTCGCATCCCGTTACCAAATTGACGTATTCCGATGTTGTCGCGGTTACCGAGGGCGGTTCTGCCACAATTCTGACGGATGACGAAAACGCCGATTATGCGGAATATATGCCGTGCGTTATGGGCGCGACAACGAACTATAACGCCGTGAACGGCACGATTTCGCCGATGTTTAAACAGTTCCCGAACGACAAGCCGTCTGTTGAAGACGACGCTACGGCTAATTTGCTTGACCCGAAAAACGTAAACTATTTGGGTTTGACGCAACAGGCGGGTAAAGGCATTTCGTTCTATCAGCGCGGTTATACTCAAGACGGGACGGATATTGCCGTTTTGTTCAATGAAATCTGGCTGAAAGACGCAATCACGACGCAGGCGTTCAATCTGTTTTTGGCTTTGAATAAAGTCCCCGCCAACGAAGACGGCGTGTCCTTGTTGACAACCGCTTTGACGAGCATTTTTGACGAAGCGAAAACGAACGGCGTTATTTCCGTCGGAAAGACGCTGACAACGACTCAAAAAGCGTACATTGACCAGATTACTGGCGAAACGGAATCGTGGCGCACGGTGCAGGAAAACGGGTACATCTTTATTCCTGTTTTGGCGCAACAGTCGATTCAAGGTAAAGACGAATGGGTGTTCACCTACACGCTTATTTACGGCAAAGGCGACTCTATCCGTAAAGTCGTCGGTTCTGACATTTTGATTTAAGGGAGTGGAAACAATGGAATATATTTCAGCCGCTGGCTTTTTCATTACGTTGGTTGCCGATAAAACCTTTCCCGCGGGCATCATTTTGCGTAAATTCGCAGATGATTCCGACCCGTTCGATTTTCCCGATATTACCGTCGCCGAATACGGTATCGGGTTGAATGGTGATATGGTTGTCTGGCAAAAAGCCGTCCCGCTGCCGATTGATTTGAACGTGCTTCCGAATACCGATGAAGAAAAGAATTTGTCGGTTTTGTTGGAAGCGAATCGGCAAAAGAAAGGCAAAAACAGCGCGAAAGACGTTATCACGATTACGGCGAATTATCCCGACGGCACGGTAAAAACGTTGCAGTCTGGCGCGATTCTTGTCGGTTCGCCGATGCAGTCGATTGCGTCTAACGGTCGTATGAAGTCGAAACATTACGGTTTCGTCTTTGAAAACGTCGCCTAATTAAAATCAAGGGGAAAGTGTTATGTTTAATATATCCGCAGTCGGATTTTCTATGTGGATAAGTGCGACAAACACTTTCCCGCTTGGTTTTGAGGTTTCTGATTTTGCCGATGATGTTGACCCGTTTGAACTTCCCGACGTTCCTTTGGGTGTCGGTGTAAAGGATTTGAACGGTCGCGTCTTCTTTCAAAACGTCGCGCCGATTATTCCGATGTATGTTAATGTCATTGCAAATTCGCCGAGCGATAAACGCTTGCAGACGCTTTATAACTCGAATTTGTCGGCATCAAACAAAATTTCTAATAGCGACATCATCACTTTGATGTTAAAATACAACGGAAAACGGGACAGCTTGTACGGAAACGGAAAAATGATTATCGGAACGACCGATGTTCCTATTCAATCAAGCGGTCGTTATAGAAGCCGTCGGTACGGTTTCGTTTTCGGGGCAAAGCTTAATTAAAAAAGGATAAAGAATGAAAGAAAAAGATTTTGAAGTGGAAACGTCGGACGGATTGAAAAAGACGTTCGTTTTGTCGAAGTTCCCCGCAACAGAGGGGCGGCGCATTATGACGCAGTATCCGATTTCCGCTCTTATCTCAAACACAAAAATCGGGTCGTATGATGACCAAGAACGGCTTATGCTGGACTTGATGTCGTATGTAAAAGTCCGCCTTGATGACGGGCGGGAAATTCCTTTGAAAACAAAGGATTTGATTAACAATCATTGCGACGATTGGGAAATGCTTATGAAGATTGAAAGGGAAATGATTGTGTACAATTTCTCTTTTTTTCAGAATGGCAAGGGCTTAGACTTTATGCAGAGTCTTCTGGCTCTTGTCGTACAGAGTGTTACCGAAACGTTGATGGGCTTATCGGACAAATCATCTCACTCGGAGGAGCAACTTTAAGGGAATTACAAACGGTTTACGACCTTGAAGACGCGATGACGATATGGGAGTCTTTAATCGTTCCAAAGTATAATCAATACAAGGCGATTGAAGAAGCAAACAGAAAGCGGAAGTTGCAAAATGGCGGTTACTGACGAATTTGTATATTTGTTCAAGGCAAAGGGCGAAAAAGACGTTCAAAAGGGCGTTGATTCGCTCAAAACCGCCATTGCTGGCTTGCGGAAAGAGTATGAGAAGCTCGACCGTGAAGCAATGAAAGACCGCGTTGCTCAAATTCGTGTTGAAACAGCGGAAGAAAAGAAAAAGGGCGTTGTCGAAAAAAACGAAGCCGCCGCTCGATTGCGTGAATCGAAAGAACAGTCCGCCGCTTTGTTGTCCGAGTTAAAAGCAAAGCGGGAGCGTACAAAACTCGAAAAAGACTCTTTTTCTCTGGAAGTTGCAAAGCGCAAAGAACAAGAGCGGCAGGAAAAAAACAAAGAATCTGCTTTAAATAAAGAACAACGTGAAAAAGAAAAGTCATTGCGCCAAGACGAAAAAAAAGCCGTTCTTGAAAAAGAAGCGTTGAAGCGGCAAGCCCTGCTTATTAAGGCGGGCGCGTCTTATGTGGCTTATAAGGCGTTTCAGTTTTACAAGGATACGGCGCAGGAAGCGCAAAACGTAAGCGTTTCGTCTTTTTCTGCTGGTGTAGACACTACCCGATTGCAAGCAATGGGTCTTGCCGCTAAACGTTTTGGCGGCGATATGTCTACGATGTCAAAAACTTTGCAGGGCTTAAATCAGACGATTTCCGAATTTAAACTGGGTTTCAACGTCGATAAAATCGCGCCCCTCGCCGCTAAATTCGGCGTTCGTCTGGACGGCGTGGGCGATGCCGAAACGTTCTTGCGGCGTATCGGCGAATCAATGCAGGGAAAAGACGTTGAAACGCAAAAACTTATTGGGCGTTCTTTCGGCTTGGATGAAGCGACAATTCAAATGTTGTCGCAGGGCGTTGAAAAATTCTTTTCGTCGGTCAATCAGTTTGAAAAGACAATCCAGTTCAATGATTCTTCGTTAAAAGAGTATTCCGAAACGCAAAAATCGTTTCTGACATTGTGGGATACTTTTACTCAGGCAACGACGGAAGCTTTTGCAAAAAGCGCAAAATTTGCGCGGATTATTGCAAATGGTCTTTCCCTGTTTTTCGGAAATAATGACGTTATTCCTGACCTCGAAAAAGATATTGCCCCAATGTTCAAAACAAAATATGACGAAAATTTCACGAAAGAAGACGAAGCGGAAATTTTCGGAACTATGTTCCCGAAACAGGCGGCGCAAAATATGCGATTGTCAAATGAAAATGTTTCTGCGGGCGGAAATGTTTTAACAACGCTGAATACATACGGCGGAGCGACAAACAATACATCCAACACGTTTAATATGAACGCAAATGTAAATGTTTCATCTGGCGGCGAATCTGCGGCAATCGGACAGGCGGCAATGTCGGGAACGCAAAACGGTTTGCTTCAAAATGCGGCGCGGCTTCAAACAATGTTGCAGGGGACGGGACAATGAGTTTTTTAACATTGAACTTGGCGCAAAATGTTTTAGGCGCGGTCTTTTCAAACGACTCTTTCGAGGTTTACCCATACGTTACGCCTGAAATGTCGTATGGATATACGGACAATGTAGAGCTAAGAACGATTCTACTGGCACAAAACAATAAAGTTTTGAGAAAAACTTTTGATACAAAATACTCTTTTAACAAAATCGCGATTTTGGATGTTGAAGTTCAAAACCTGTCTAAAATTATGTCAACGCCCGTTGAAGACGGACGGCTTGTAGCGGATTCCAAAATCATTATGCCGAAACGCGCGATTGTAAAAATCGGGTTGCCAAGCGCGGTAGGTGATGATTATTTAGCGGTTTTGAGTTCCACCATATCAGGATTTTCAGATATTTTTTCGGGGAATCTGCCGTCGCCGTTGTATGAAAAAGTGATGACGGGCATAAAGTACGCATACGAAGATTCAATCCCGTTTAACATAAAAACGAAAACCGAACTTTTGCAAAATATGATTTTAACAGGCTATCCGCATAAATTCACGGTGGATACGCTATATCGTGTTATATTAACACTTGAGTTTGAAGAAGTGATTGTCGTAAAACAGGTTGAAACATTCAAATCGGCGCAGGATTCTTTTTTCAAAAAAGTTGGGAATGTTATCTCAAAGAAATTTAGCGGCGCATTTTCAAAGATAGGATTCTAAAATGGCACAAATCATCCCTACAACAAAATCGCCTAATCAAACGTTTTTTGTCGTTTTAGACGGCGTGAACTATGAAATCTCTTTGCAAACGTCGCTGGACTTGCTTTTCATTACGATTGTTGCCGATGAAGAAACATTGTGTACGAGCGTTGCCGTATGCAACAATCAGCCGATTCTGTATGATTTTCAGAAACGCGGCGGTCAGTTTTATATGCTTTGCGATGATGAAGATTATCCGTCTTATGACAAATTGGGCGAAAGCGCGAACTTGATTTATGTGAGTGATTCGGAATGAAAAAGCGTAAAGTCGTTGTCGAAATTTACCGCTTGTCCGCTGATAAAAAACAGCGGGATGTTTTACTGACGCTTGAAAATTTAGCCGTTCGTTTCAAAATCACAAAATACCGTGGGACAGTTTTTTCTCAAGGGACAATCTCGGTGTGTGGATTGTCGCAAGAGCATATAAACCAGCTGACGACGTTTCAGGGGGCGTATTTGGCGGCGCAAAACGATAAATATATTCGCCTGACCGCAGGATACGTTGAAGAAACAGACGACGAGTCGGCGGTAATTTTTGACGGATTGATTTTTAAAGCAATTCCGACAATGCCGCCCGATATTTGGCTGAATATGGAAGTGTTTTCAAACTTAGACCTTGTTTCTGAAGAAAAAGAAATATCGATTGAAAATACAACGTCGAAAAATCTTGTTAAAAAAATAGCGTCTGAATTTTCAGTTCCCGTTGTTTTGGATTATTCCACGTCTAACAAAAGAATAGATAAGTTTTATTTCAAGGGGAATCTTCCGTCCTTGGAAAGGAAACTCTATGAAATGTTAAAAAACGACAAGATTTTTTATTACGAACAGGGAAAAATCATTGTCGATGACTGGGCAAAAACGAATCGACCGAGCGTTCCGTATTTAATCAATGTTGAAAACGGTATGGTTTTTATGCCGAAGCCGACGACTTACGGATGCGACGTTTCAATTTTCCTAAACCCGTTTTTTCAGATGTCGCAAATCGCAAAAATCGAATCGACGCAAATTCCGTCTTTGAATGGGGATTACACGGTCTATATGTTGACGCACGAGGGGACTTCCCGCGACGTTCCTTTTTACACGCACCTTTCTTGTATGAGGATTCCGAGCAATGTCTGACACTTCAATCGTAAATGCAAATCCGCTTTCAACAGAAAGTGAACTTTTCGCACTTCAAGATTTGTTGCGGTCAATAAGCGCACAAATAAGCGTCTGTATGCCCGCTATTGTTCAAGAGTATGACAGGGTATCTAACACGGTTAAAGTGCGTCCTGCGGTCAAATATATCAGGAATGACGGCATTACGGAAAGTCGACAGATTATCACAATGCCCGTTGTCCGTTTCGGAAGCGCATTTACGGTTTCATTTTCTTTGAAACAAGGGGATTTGGGACTGATTTTTTTCGCCGACCGTGATTGTTATAATTTTTTGAAGACACTCACCGAAGCCGACCCGAATACCCGACGAGTTCACGCCGTTGAAGACGGTTTCTTTTTGCCGTTCAATCTTTCGACTGCTGATAATACAACGGCGGACTTTTCAATTCAAAACGCGGACGGTACGGTCAAAGTTGAAATGACGGCGGAAAATTTAACGCTCACGAATGGCGAAAGCACGCTTGTTTTTGACGCGAACGGAGCGACTGTTTCTAAAAACGTTTCTGTTTCGGGAAACACCGAATCGGCAACGTATTCAACGGGCGGCGTTGCGGGACTGACAACGCAGGTTGTTGAAATTCACGATGTTTCAGGCGCGACAAAGCAAACATTGACTTTTACGAATGGACTTTTAACGCAGGTTTCTTAATCCTTGCTTGTCGGATGTTTATCCGATAATATCAGATATATTTTTTTGAAAGGAAACACAAATGGCTATCTGCTATCGCTACGACCAAGAAAAAAAGACGTTTCAACAATCCGAAGAAATGCACAAAGACCCTTTGGAGTCTAAACTGCAAGGCAAGGATATTTGGCTTTTGCCCGCAGACTGCACGCTGATTGAACCGCCCGAAGCAAAAGAGGGTTTCGACATCGTTTGGAATGGCGACGCTTGGGAATACAAAGAACAGGAAAAACCGAAAGAACCCGAACCTTACGTCCCGACCGAAAAAGAAAAGACGCAACAGGAAATCTGGGAGCTGAAAGCAAAACTTTCCGAAACGGATTACAAAGTGTTGAAATGCACCGAAGCTTCGTTGAGAGGACAAGAATTGCCGTATGATTTAGATGCCGTTGTTTCCGAGCGTGACGGGTGGCGGGCGCAGATTAACGAACTTGAGGAAAAGCTCAAGACGCTTGAAGAACCCAAATAAGAAAGGGGCGGGATTTTTCCCGCCTTTTTAATATGACTGTTTACGCATATTTACGGGTATCATCTGTTTCTCAAGACGAACAAAATCAGCGGCAAGGCGTGGATGCCAAAGCCGTTGCTTTGAATGTTCAAATCGACAAATACATTGTTGACAAAGTTTCGGGGACAAAAGAGCCGAAACTCCGTAATCTTGGAAGCCTTGCCCGACGTTTGAAATCGGGCGATGTTGTTATTGTTTCTGAATTGTCCTGCTTGTCCCGCCGTATATTCACACTTTGCCGCTTGTTTGAAGATTTGCTTGAAAAGGGCGTTCGTGTTTACTCGGTTAAAGAAAACTTTGTTCTTGATGATTCGCCGCAGTCGAAAATGTTGTATTTCCGTCCCGTGATTTTGCCTTTACAAAGATTTCAAATTGTTATAGGATTTAACGAAATGAAAGGCGTTCAATGAAAACGATAGCGACAAATTCGGACAATGACGTTTATTTAGATGCGTTAGGCAATCTGGCGTTGGTGTCTGATATTGACGCTTTGGCATTGGTCATAAAACAGCGGATTCAGACGGTTTTAGGCGAATGTCAGTTGGCAACGAATGTTGGCGTTGATTATTTTGGCTCTGTTTTCAATTCGCCGCCCGACGTTTTTTTGTTTAGAAAACAAATTGTGAATAACGTTGAAGCGATTGACGGCGTAAATTCTGTTGTGAATTTTGCAATGCGAATTGAAGACAGCACTTTAAAATATGAAATGAACGTTTCGACGGTTTACGGGGAAACAACGATTGCGGGTTAAAAATGGCTGATTTGTACGATTATGTTACGTCCACGGGCGTTGTTATTCCGAATACGGGCGACGTAAAAACGGACGTTGAAAACGAATACAAAGATATTTTCGGCGCGGATTTGTCCGTTGAAACGTCAACGCCGCAGGGACGCTTGATTGAACACGATACGTTATTGCGGCAACAGGTTATCCGCGTTGTCGCTTTAATGGCAAATTCTCAAAACATCCGAACGGCATCTGGCGATTTTTTGGATGCAATCGGCGTAAAGGTTTTGGTGTATCGGAACTATGCTCAACCGACTAAGACTCTTGCATCTGTTGCGGGCGTTGCTGGAACTATAATTCCCGCTGGCTCTCAAGCTAAAACAACGGACGGTTATATTTTTGAAAGTGAAAAAGCCGTTCAGCTGGACACAAACGGCAAGGCGGAAGTTTATTTTCAGTCAGTTGAACTCGGACAAATCCCTTGTCCCGTCGGAACATTAACGGAAATCGTTTCGAGCGTTTCGGGGTGGGAAACGATAAACAATCCCGACCCCGCCATTATCGGATATGAAAAAGAAAGCGACTCTTCTTATCGCGAACGTATCTTGTACACTCAACAATTAGCGAACGGATATAACGATTCTATCAAAGGAAAACTGTCTGGCGTAAATGGCGTTATATCTTCTTGGTATTACGAAAATTACAATGATACTGCGGTTGAAGTTGACGGAGTTTCTGTTTCCCCGCACTCTTTGTGTATCATTGTGGACGGCGGACTTGTTCAAGACATTTACAATGCCATTGCGTCCGCAAAAAACGTCGGATGCGGATATACGGCAATTAGCGGACAATCCGAAACAGGTTTAGGATACGATGCAATAAACGACCGATACGTCCAAGTTACATTCAATCGCCCCGAATATATCGAGGTGCAAACGACAATCACGGTTTCTTTGAACAAATATCGGGGAAACAACATTTATCAAGATGTAAAAGATGCCGTTGTCGCTTGGACGCAAAACAAAAATCCGAACGTCGAGTGTCTTGTAATCGGGAATAACGTAAACACTTTTGAAATCGCTTCCGCCGTTTCCGAAGCAATCCCCGAAATTAAAATTGTTCAAGTCGTCGCGGGTAAAAAAGGCGAACAGCAAACAGTCAACGGCGTTACAATCCTTTCAAAACAATGCGCTCTTTTAACGTCTGATGATGTGTCGGTGGTGATTCAATGAAGAATTACGATGTCGCAAAAGAAATCGCTTTTAATGCAAGAAACGTTATCCTTTGGCAGTACGACAACGCGCCGAACTTTAACGCTTTGATTGCTATGAAGCAAAACTTTTACGATGATGCCGTTTCTGATTTTTGGGAACGATGGATTGATGACGTTTTGAACATTCAGACGGCAAACGAATTTGGTTTGACTTTGTGGAGTTTTTTACTGAATCTTGAACGTCCTTTGTATACGAACGCCGACGGCGAACTTGTCCCCATTCCGACGGAGTCTTACAGATTTCTTTTGAACGCAAAACTGTATAAAAACTCTCACGCGCCGACGTTTTCAAACGTAAACACGTTTATTCGTCAAATTTTCTTCAATCATCCCGACAACAAGTCTTATGTACAGGACAATTTGAATATGTCCATAACGTACATTTTAGACTTTTTTCCGACAGCCGAAGAAGAAATCGTTTTGCAATTAAACGATTTTCTGCCGCGCCCGTCTGGCGTTAAAATTGCATCCATTATACCGATTCCGCCGCAAGAAACGTTCGGTTTCGAGGGGAGCGGTCTTAAACCTTTTAACAACGGCGTTTTTGTCGTAGACAGCATAGGAGTTAAATAAATGGCGACTTCAAATACAACCCCCGTCGTAATCCCTCAACCGATTGCCGCACAGGCGACAAGCGAAAACATTAACGCTATTCCGAACGGCGCAACAGGGACGAATCGTGCATCTTTCCAAGAGGGTTTTCCTGCCATTACCCGTATGCCCGTAATTGAAAATCCTTTGCCGACACAGGTATCGGGACTTCCCCCGAAACAGCAAGACTTTAACGGTCTTTTTAACACCGTTTCGCAACATAACTTCTTCGCTCAAAACGGCGGTACATATTCGTTCAATCAAGCAGTTTCAGACGCTATCGGCGGGTATCCGCAGGGGGCTTTGTTGTGGGCGATTGTCGGCGGAAAACCGACGGCGGTTTATTCCCTTGTCGAAAACAACACGTTTAACTTTTTAACAAATCCCGAATATCTTGACGGCGTGCATTGGGCTTTTATTGACGCGGGACTTCCGACAGGAATAATTATCACTTGGCCTGCAAATGACGCTCCCGACGGTTATCTGATTTGCAACGGCGCGGCTATTTCCCGCATCACTTACGCGCGTCTGTTCAATGTCATCGGGACAACGTGGGGTGCAGGGGACGGAAATACAACGTTTAATCTGCCGAATTTGCTTGATCGTGCACCGTGGTACTCTGGTTCTATTCCTATTGGCGAGATAGGAAACGGAAGTTTACCGAACATTACAGGCGTTTTTACTGGTGACAGAATCGCACTATCCTTTACAACAAGCGGAGCTTTTTATAATACATTCAGCGTTGTAAGAGGAAATCCCGCTGGTTCGGAAGCGAATGATGTGGCGGTTGGATTCGACGCATCTCGTTCGTCGCAAGTTTATTCAAATGTTGATAGAGTTATTCCCGCCTACGCCACGTGCTTATATTGCATCCGATATTAGTATCGGATGCAGAAAACAACCACCGTCGCGGATTGTTGGACTGGAGCGTTGTCTTTGTATGTAGGGTATTTACGTGATACGTTTAAGTCAAATCCAGAGGTTGACCCGAAACCCGTTCCAGCAGTGTATTTGTAACCTGATGCGTCGCCTATTTCAAAAACACTACCAGAGACAGATGAATTCCCAAAATCGCAACGTAGCGAGGATGGAACATACTCTTTAATGTTTGGCAAGCTCTCAGATAAATACGTGCCGACCGTTCCGCGGCTTCCGCTTCCTTGTGGAATCCTATCATTTAAATTCGGCAGATTAAACGTTGTTTTTGCTTTCCTAAAAAGACTTGTTGATAAAAAGAGCGGATTGATTTAACCTATAAGTAGTTAAAGTTTTTACAGGGACAACGAAAATGAAAAATTACAACGTGAAAGCTAAAGAATGGCAACCGCTTTCTGACATTATGGGTCAAGACTACGACCATACAAAAGCATATACGGTTCACGCAAACAGCATTGGCATCGGTTTTTTGTGTTATTTGAAAACGACCGAAACGCCCGACAACGATATTCGCGGGAAAGAACTTGCGCCATTTTCTGACGTTTCAGTTGTCGCCGACACAGGGGACAAGGTGTATTTCAAAGGTTCTGCCGTTCCTGTAAATGTTTTTATAGAAGAGGTCGAATAATGGAACACGTCGTCGAAAAACTTAAAGTGTGGGGCTGGGTGATAATGACAATTTTCACCGTGTCCTGTTTTATCCAAACACTTATTCAGTTGTCCCCGCGCGTTACGGAATTGGAACATCGCGCCGCCATAACAGAGGGCAAGGTTTCAATGATTGAGGTTAAACTCGACACAGTTTTGCACCAGACGACCGAAACAAAGAACGACGTTAAAGACATCTACCGCATTTTAATTGAGGAAACAAAGAAATGATAGAAGCGGTGTTCTATGGACTATGGCGCAGGTGGTTTGGCGGGGGATTTAAGAATACTTGGCTTGGAAACAATCGCGCTGTTCAATGTATCGTCTTTTTGGTGTCATTCACGGGGATGATGTATTGGCACACGCATTACGAATGGTGGATTTGTGCCTTATCCGCCGTTTTCTTGTACTGTCAGTTCTGGGCGCGTGGACACGGGGCTTGCTTTGACATCGGTCGCGGACAATATGACGAAACGACAATTAAGCGGTATAACGCCCGCTGGTATCACTTTCCTTGCGACTGGTTGCTTAAAAACAGAAAATACGGCTTTCTGTACGATTTCCTGTATATGGGGCTGAGATACACCTGTCCGATGTTTCTGTTTTACGCATTGGGCTTTATTCCTCTTTTATTTGGTTATACAGAGCCGTTGTTTTCGCCGTGGGTAATCGCTATAGGCGCAAGCGTATCGCCGTTGTACGCGCTTTGTTGGATGCTTAAAGAACGTGAAGATTGGCTGTTTCAAAAACATTGGTCTGTTTCTGGCGCGACAAATCTTGCCGAGTACGCAGTCGGATTCATTTTCGGATTGATTTTCTGGGTTGGTATGTAGGTGCTTATGACAAAAAATTACTTTTCACAAAACGAAGAATCGTGCCGTTGTTGCGGGTGCGGCGGTCTTGTCCCCGACTTTCGTGAAAAATTAAACAAGGCGCGCGAACTTGCGGGCATCCCGTTTGTTTTAACGTCTGCTTTTCGGTGTGAAAAATATAATCGAGAAGTCGGCGGTTCGGAAACGTCTTCACACTTGGCGGGTCTTGCCGTTGATATTAAATGTACGGACGGCTGGAGTCGTTTAAAAATTTTGTCCGCATTATTGGAAGTCGGCTTTTGTCGTATCGGAATCGGAAAAACATTCATTCACGTTGACGATGACCTAACAAAACCGCAAGGCGTTGTCTGGGATTATTACCGAAAACAGGGATAAAAAGAACGGGGCGAATTTTCATCCGTCCCGTTCGTTCCGTTTGTCTTCTTTAGGAGAAATAAGAGATTTTCATCCTATCTGTTTTATCCGCCGTTGTCAAGAAGTTTTAATGTATTGTGTGTTTCCCGTTCTCTTTTTCCGTATATGCCAAAGAGGGAAGCAAATCGGCGACGTTTTCAATTTGTTTCGCCCGTATCGTTTCCAATAAAATAGAGCAAGCGTCCGCCATTCCCTTTTTATACGCTTCTACGAGAGCTTTTTCTTCTTTCGTCATTTTATCTTTATTTCTAACCCAATAAGGCACAGCATAAAAATAACACCAGAATTTACAGCGTTTTTTTCCAAAGCTATTGCACCCCATAGACAAAAGATTGCCCAAGCTATCGTTAGAATAAAATAAACCCAATCTTTCATTTTTTTACCTCCCTCAATCCAACATAAAAGACAACACAATCGTCGTCAACGCGGCGAAAAAAATCCCATCCGCCGTTCCTTGGCAAGCCATACAGCACGGAACGAGATAAGCCAAGTATTTAAGATTTTTCATCGATTACCCCATTTCTGTTTTCATAACGAGTAAACCCATTGCGGACTGGTACGTCTTGATAAGGCGATGTCCATCCCTCAAAAACGTTCCCACGCACTTCGATGTCATACGACGACAATTCACTCAAATCGTACCGCACAACGCCTTTAACCCCGACCGAGTATCCGCCATTGTCCCAGTATACGCGCATAAAGTCCTTTTCCCAATCATCCCAAAGAACGTCACCTGCGTAAATCATATAGCCGTTCTTGTCGAAACGTCCCGTGCTTTTTTGAATAATACAGTTTTTTAAAGGTTTCATTTTATCATCATAAGCAACACCGTTTTGATTGATGAAAAAGTTTCCGTCTAAAAAACGCTTTTCATCAAGCGACCAAACACGAAATTTTAACTTGTCATTCATTTTTCTTTCCTTTCTTCATCCGATACCTTGTTCGTCTTGATATTCGTCAAAAGCGGCGACGGCACAATTCATAAAAAAATTCCAAAGAATCTCGCCTTGTTTGTACAGACGTTTTGCCACTTTCGGGAAATTCTCACGAACAAAATTTTCCATAGCGTTGGCAAAAGCAATCTGTTCTTTATCCCACCGCTCCAAAATAGAAACGTCAGCCAAACCAAGCGGCGAACTTTGACGCGCCGATTGAACCGCGTTCCGAGTGAATTTTGTAAGTTCCCCTAAAATCGCGGACGCTTCTTCATTCCAACGGCATATTGTTTTCACAGTCCAGCTTTCTGACACAACGGCTTCATACTGCACGCCGTCGATTTCATACGTTGTTTCTTTCATTTTTTTATCCTTTCAAGTCAACGTCATTCAAAAGCTTAATATCGTCGGTTTTATACAAACCCATAACAATGGCTATACGTTTTCCGTCCTTGCTTTCAAAAACGCATCTTTCTTCAAGTTCGCTTTGATAGAGCGAAAATCCCTTTCCAACAAAGGAAATTGCCTGTTTTATCGTTCTCTTTAAGAAAAAAAATTCTCTTTGAAAATGCCCGTCGTTGGAAAAAGTGATTTGATAAAGTTCCCTTTTGTATTCCGAGTCAAAGGCATATTTCGCCCGCAAGAAATTGGCGCGCGTTTCTGATTCGGCGGTGCTTTCCTTTTTGCACCTATGGAGTCTTTTTAAGAAATAGTCCAAATCTTCACCAAGGAATAAAATTTTTGGGTCTATCCTTTCAGCCGATTTAGGAAGGTAAACCCCTTTCGGCGCGCCGACATCACGTTCCATAAAAAGAATATGCGCGTTCGTTCCGTAAATTTTCGCTCCGTCGCTGAAAACATACTTAACAAGCGGATACTGGTATTTGGTCGTATCGCACGCCTTGCCTACCGCTTTGATAGCGGCAACCTGTTTTTTCGTTAATTCAGCCATTGTTTTTTCCTTTTCAAAAAAGTGAAAACTGTCCGTCATTTCCCGATTTGAAAACGGGAACAGATTTCGTTTTATTTTCCACCGCCGTCGGTTCGTCAGCAACGGGATTCTTGCCGTTCCGTTTGAATTTCAGATAATTCAGAACATAAAACGGTGTGTGCAATTCGTCCCATATATCAAGCGTCAACGTGTCGCCTATGCAAACAATAGCGGGCGCGCCCAAAAGCGAAAGCGTCACATAGCACATATAGGCGCATCGGTAATCAATATCCTGCGCCACCGTCAGCGATTGCGTCTGAAAGTTATACCCGTTTTCTTTCATCGTTTCCAAGAAAGCGACAATCATTGCACCGCCGCCCGCCGCAGGTTCATTTATGCCGACATAGCCCTTTTCCGCAATCGCCGAATCAATCCGCGCTTTATCAAAGGACGTCTTGGCGCAAAGTCGGGCGACGCTGTACGGCGTGAAGAACTGCCCCGTTTTGCTATTAGACGCGCCGAGTTCTTCAAAACATTCACCAAGAAAATCGCCGAATTGTGCTTCAAAGACTTTTGTCGTGATTGCCAACAGTTCGGGAAAGCGCGCCTGTTCGTCTGGTTCATACTTCCCAATCAAATCGAGGTACTTCTTTTCCCGTTCCTGTTTAAAATCGACGGCGTTTGAAATGCTCATCGCCGCCATTGACACAAAGTCGGTAAAGACCTGTTCGGGCGTATGTCGCCCCGCAATCGCATCAATCGTCTTGAGAAAGTCTTTTTTCGCCGAATCATACAACGTCATTATGACACCTTTTCTGTCGGTCTCAAAACTTCCAACAAAGCGGCGGCACGCTCCGTTAGTTCAACGGGATGTTCTAAAAGGACGCGTTCCATTTTTTCGGAATACGGCTTTGAAACCGCGCGCCGTCCTTTTTCGACCATTAAAACATAATTTTCGTTGAAGCCCGACATTTCGGCATATTTAATGCGCGACCAACCCATTGCTTCACGGTAAAACCGCATTTTTTCGTTTTGTGTCATTTGTCCCCGCTTTCGTGGATATTGCCGATTACATTATATTCATAAACAGGCGCTTCTTTCGCGTTCCCTGTAAGAATAAAACCAGCCATTGCATTTTCCCAATCAACACGCATTTTTTCTTTGCGTATCAACATTATATCGCCCTCGAAAATCAGGACGCCGTTTTTGTCTGTCAATCCCGTACATTGTTCTGCGATAAACCCGTCGGGCAAATCCCAAGGCACAAAGTCTTCGGGATTATCGACGTATCTTTTATTTTCAACGTCGTAAATTCTGTATCTGAAACGTTCATTTGTCATCCTTTTAACTCCTCTTTCTTTTCGTATAAATTCAAAACAGAACGAATACACCCGACGGCTTCTTTCTTATCATAATCGTCCATATACTCGGAATATGATTCGAGCCTTTCCCCGTCGAAGTTTATTTCTAAAATTCTGTCTTCCGCTTTCGTTTCGCCCCGAATATAATCTGGGACTGTTTCTGTTTCAAAACTGATTGTTATCCTCATTTCGGACTCCATAACAGGGCATTTTCAATAGTGTCTAAAATAAAAACGGCATCTTTTGCATCCAAATCAAAGTAAGAAAGATATTTTTTATCTTGCGAGCTTTCGATAATGTCCTTTATTTTAAGAAGCGCATCTTTTAATTTTTTGTTTTCATAATCTTCTTTTACGGAGTTGAGAAGTTTTTTATCAAATATATCGATTCTTGCTTCTAATTCATCCTTTTTTTTGCAATAAAGCAGAGTTTTCTTCGCACAGCATTTCAATGATTTGCTTCTGTTTTTCGGTTACTTCTTTCAAAACAGCAAGTTTTTGCTTCAATTTTTCTTCAAACGTCATTTTTCATCGCCTTTCTTTATCAACAAAGGGAAAATAAATTCCCCTTCTCCGTCGCCGATTCTTTCCATTGCTTTTTTCAAGTTCGACAATTCAACACGGCTTCCGTCAGGTACGATAAAGTTTAACAGAGCTGTTCTGGCGATTGTTCCAAAAGGCTGGGGTCTGCCGTCAACAAACTCTAAAGATTTGTGCTGAATGCCGATGCCGTCCAGTTCAGCATAAAAAAAACAATGCTTTACGCAACCGTGCAATTTCGGCTTTAAGGCGTTCCCGCTCTGCGACGTGATACTCCATATTGTCGGCGTTGTCTTCACGTTCTTCTAAAATTTCGCGCTTTAACGCGTCGTTTTTCTGCTTCATTTCTCGGATTTGTTTGCCGAGTTGCTCCTCTTTCGGTCGGTAGTTCCAAAAATCCAGCACGTCAGCTTCTGCCGTCGCGCCGACTTTCGCCAAGCATTGCAGACACTCCACGACCTAAATGCTCCCCTCTTTGAACAGCTTTACTTCTTTTCCGCCACAAAACGGGCAAGACTTCAATTCTTCTGTCATTCCAGATTCTCCCTTACTTTTTCCTCGATTTCTTCAATTTTTTCATCAGACAACAGCGGCATAATGTCAACACCGCCGACACAAACGGAATTAACGTAAACATCCGTTTCCGTACCCCTTGAAACGCCCCAACTGTAAGGCTCAAGGGAATACGTTTCTGTTTCAAAGCTAATTGACAACAAAACGCCGTCAACCGTTATTTCGATTTCTTCCATTTTCCTTTTCCTTTTTTCAGAGCACCCGATTCGCCCTGTCCTTGTTTTCTTTGTACCAAATTCCTAAACATTAAGCAAGCATTTTTTTTGTTTTTTTTCAAAAAAATAAAATATCGCAGAAACCGCTTTTTTTTGATAAACTGAAAACGTAAGCATTTTTAATGAAAGGAAAGCTTTATGGAAAACATTATCGAATATGCGAATCAAGCGATATACTGGATAGGTGCGATTGTTACGGCAGCGACTGTAATTGTCCGCATTACTCCGACGACTCGCGATGACAGCGTTCTTGAAAAAATCATCCACATCTTGGATTACTTTTCCGTTGTCAATCCGAACGGTACGCGCACTTTAAAAATCGTGGGTAAAAAAAGCGACAGAAAATAATTTGCGGATGTCCGCCGAGTTGCGTCCGTTGGCTTGGGAACAGAACGAACGGAACGGTGGTTTTCGCGGGATAGACCAGACACAACAAATCCCGTTTTTTTATGAAAGGTAAAACAATGAATGATTTGAGCGTTCTTGCCAGCGTTGGCGTGTTTGTCGCCGTTATTTCGTTTTTATCTTACAAACTGGGGCAAGCGCAAGAGGGAAACAAACACGCCGAAAAAGAAAGCGATGCAGTTGAAGAAGCAAAGCGGATTCGTGAGTGTTTAAACAACGACACCGATTTGCAAAAAGAAGTCAAGGAACGTTTTTCCCGTTGACAAAACGGACGGGAAAAGGGCAATATATAAGAGTTCGATTAACGTCTGAACGTTTTTTTTCCTTTTTCCTTGCGTTCTTACTCAAAGACGTTAATCATAAACGGCGACGGTTTTGCCAAGTTTTCCGTCGTCGTTTTTTTATGAGGTGTTTGAATGAAGCGATTTAAAGCCCGTACATCGTTTTTTATTGTTTTGTGTGCGCTTTTGTTGTCTGGGTGTTCAAATCGTCTGTATGGCGGTTTTTGCCTACTCTATCAGCCTGTTTTTTTGGATTACGAAAACGACACGGCTGAAACAATTAAACAGGTCGAAAAAAACAACGTCGTGTATATGCGGTGTCAAAAATGATTTTGTTTAATTTAAAAAGCCCGTCGGGAATAATCGCCGCCGTTGGTATTTGTTCTGAAACATACACGCCCACCAATATAAACCGGTGGGACGTGATAACATTCCAAAAAGACGTCAAAATTTTTACAACGTTCGGGTGGTTTTATCCGATTGAAACGCCGTCATAAAAATCTTTGAACTCGAAGAATTTTCCGTGGAACTCGTCCCCGTTATGTATACATTCTGCCAGTTTTTTTAGATTATAAATAGTAGGATTAAGCTCTTTTGAAAAGTTATCATACCAAAGAGAGCGAATCGATTTATAAACCTTAAAATCGGAAAGTCGAACAATCGGTTTTATTTCTGTTGTTCCAAACGCTTTTAGAGCGTTTTTCTGAAAATGTTTAGTATTTACACAATAAATGCCAATAGGTTTATCTTTCTTGTGTTTCTCGATTATCTCCATTATTTCTGCTCTTAATGTTTCGTTGAAACCTCCGCCGTAAAAATACGAGGTGGACAGATTTTGTTTCCCCAAGCAATATTTAAGGGAAAAAGTTTTTTGATAATCTTTTTCAAACTTCTCCAAAGAGAAACCATCGTATTTGTGAATTTTGTTTTTCGCGCCAAAAGCTCTACCGAGTTTCTCTCCCCTTGCTTTTTTTGCGGCGAGGGCTTCTTTGGTCCGCTTGCTAATCATTTCCCGTTCCAATTCGGCGACCAGTCCGAAAGCGAAAGCAAGAACTTTACTCTGCACGTTGTCGCCCAGTTCGTAATTTTCCTTTTCCGTGAAAATATGCGCCCCGATTGTCATTGCGTGTTCAAGTATTCTCATAATCATAAACAATTTACGACCGAGTCGCGACAGTTCTGAACAAAGAATCACGTCGTCCTTTTTCAGTTTTTTCAAAACACCGCCGAGCGCGCGCTTTTCGGGTTCTTTCGTCCCTGACACGCCGTCGTCTTCAATCCATTTATCAACAACAAGCCCGCGACGTTTTGCCAAAGCTTCAACACCGATTTTCTGATTGTCGCAATCCTGTTTGTCCGTCGGCAGTTTGCAAAACGGGGACTTGTGTTATGTTTTTCTTTGAAAGTTCTTCAGCGGGCATATCTTCAGCGTAAACAACGTCGAGGTCTGGAAACACCCTTTTTATTTCCCTGCATTTGAAACAATTACGAGTTGAAATCAGAGTTGCCATTTTCAAATCCTTTCATAAAATCTATTGCGCTTTCCAAGTCTTCAATGACCTCTTTACGCACTTGTTTTGTCAGCTTTCTTATCGTCTTCATATTGAACGTTAGACGGGACGTATACGCCCCGTTTTGTTCAATGTAGATGATAACATCATCATCAAGCATTGTTATTTTTCCGTTTCTCTTTCGCATCCGCAAGCCAAGTATCCCACCGCATCAACCCACGAATCCTCGTGCTTCGGATTTCCCTGCAAGCGGGCAATTTTAAAAAGTGTCATCATAACGGCGACATCCGTTTCCGTTATACGAACGTCGATTCCGTCGTTGATTTTATTCGTGAATTTTAAAAAATCAAAACATTTTTTGAAAAAAAGTAAAAAAGATGTTGACCTATGTTTTTAAATTTGGTACAAAAAATTATCGAAAGGCGATAAGCCGAGTCGCAAAAAGGAAAGGTGAAAAATGAAAAATTTTGTTTTTTTAATTGCAAGTGTGGCGTTCTTGATTTTTGCCGTCTTATTTGCGATTGACGCTGAAGTCGCACGAATTGACAGAGCGGCGGGTGAAGCTCCAACAGGATGTCTTTTCTCGTCTAACTGTTGGAATTGATTTTTCGGGTAAAACCGAAAACGGACGGCGGGGAATAAAGAATAAACCGCGACTGCCCGCTGAACTGGAAATAGGCGGGGAAAACAGAGAATCATTGCGTCCTACATTGTGGAAGTGCCTTAATAACGGGCGAATAAGGCAGGCATTTTGGAAAGTGTTTTTGGACTTCCTCGCCCTCTTATCGAAAAGGAAAAAGAAAGGAAAGAAAATGAAATACACACTTAAAGTCGAGAAACAAGACCAATCAGGGAAAAAAATTAACGAAGAATTTTTAAAAGGAGAGGAAGAATGAAATATCTTGTTGTTTTGAAAAAGGCGGCTGTTGCGCCTATCGGTTTTGATACGCCCGAACAGGCGGTAGCCGACTTTTTGTTGAAGTGTTCAAAAATCACTCCCGACGGTGTTATCGCAGAAATGAAAAAACGGATTCCGTCGTCGAAAAAGCGTAAAGGGGGGCTTCCGTTCACGTCCTGTTATTTGTGTCGAAACACAGGAAGTTTTCGATTCCGTACACGACGCAATGTCAAAATACGGGACGACTGTTGCCAAAATAATCGGGAAAGGAAAGAAAACAAAGGGGCGTTCTTTTGAATACAAGGACAGCGAAAAATGATTCCATTTCCGAATAAAAAATATGCCTGCATCCTTGCCGACCCGCCGTGGAAGTTCAAAACATTTTCGTCAAAAGGAATCACGGCAAAAGGCGCGGAAAGTCATTATTCCTGTATGCCTATAAACGACATTAAAACTTTGCCTGTTATCGACATTGCCGACAAAGATTGTTTCCTATTTATGTGGGCGACGTTTCCAATGTTGCCCGAAGCTTTGGAAACAATGGCGGCTTGGGGGTTTAAATACAAGACAGGCGCATCTTGGCATAAGACGACAAAGAACGGGAAAACCGCTTTCGGAACTGGATATATTTTCCGTTGCGCCACCGAACTGTTGCTTGTCGGAACGCGCGGACACCCTCGGACTCTTAACAAATCTACTCGGAACGTTCTTCAAGGTGTTGTCCGCGAACATTCCAGAAAACCAGATGAACAGTATTCTTTAATCGAAAACCTTTGCGGCGGGGAACGAATAGAACTATTTGCCCGCCAGCATCGGGCGGGTTGGGATTGCTGGGGAAACGAAACTGAAAAATTTGACAAGGAAATCTGAAAATGACGGTGTACGGATATTTGCGGGTATCGACGGTTTGTTTTATGTCGGCAGAATGAAGCGGGATGAAATCAAAGAGCTGATTGATTCTGAAAAAAATGGTTGAACTTTTGGGCTTTTTATGCCATAAAGAAACTACATTCCATTCAGCACTAAAACCCCCGCCGATTTTCCTCCTTATTCGGCGGGGAATTTTTATAACAAACAGGAGTCGCTTATGCTGATTGCTTATTCATACGACAAAAAAACAGGAAAATGGAACGGGGCGCAAAAATGCCACTCCGAATCGGATTTACCGCCGTTTCATACGTTCAAAGAGCCGTTAAACCTTAAAAGCGGTTTTGACATTGTGTTTGACGGCGAAAAATGGGTGTACAAAGAAAAAACGGCGGGATAATTCCCGCCGTCTTTCAATCAATGCCAAGAGCGCGTCGGTACTGTTCGACGACGTATTCCTGTTCTTGGCGTTCCAGTTCGTCTTTTTTGCGAATTTTCAAAAGCTCTTTGATTGCTTTTACGTCAAAATTCGCCGATTTTGCTTCTTCAAACACCTCTTTAATGTCGATTTGAAGAGCTTTTCGTTCCTCTTCTAAACGTTCGATTCGCTCAAGATACGACAGCAAGCGTGCCGAATCGACTCCGTTTACATCTTTGATGTTCTCACTCATTTTTTTTCTTTCCTTTCAGTCATTTTTTCAAAAACCGTCGATTTTTCAAGCTTCAAAAGCTCTGAAATAGATATTATTGCTGTGGGGCATCTGATTCCTTTTTTGCACCACTTCCAAACACGGCAAGGTTTTTGCCCCATACGTTCAGCGAGTTCGGCATACGTCAAGCCGTTATCTTTCCTGTATTTTTCAAGAATGTTCATTTTCACCTCACGCCTTCTGCAAATACGTTGTCCAAAGGCGTGCAATTCGCTTAAACGTGTTAGCGGGGTTTCCGTGCGCTTGTTCACGGCTTCCGCATACTGTTTCAGCTACTTTTTTGAGTAATTCTTCGCGTGTCATTAGTAATGATAACTCCCTTACTTTTTGAGATATTCCAACGTCTGGTCACATTGAAACACGATTTCGTCCCAGTCCGCGCAAAAGCCGTGTTCGTTCACTTCCTGACGGATTGCCCGCAAAGCGGCGGAACACCTGTCTATTTTTTCACGGTAAAAGTTCACCGTTTCGACAGGCAGTATTTCGTAGCGTTTCTTGGGCGAAGCGATAACAAGGCAACGGTTGAACGGCAAGTTTATTTTCATAAAAATTTCCTTTCATTTTAGTGGTGTTCTCTTCCATCGGGTAATTTCTTCCACAAACCTTTTCTGGTTCTTTCTTTGTTCACTTCCATTTTTGCAATAATGGCATCGTACAGTTCGCCGTCGGCATCGGCACAATGCTTTACAATCGCCTTGCAGGTGAACATACCGATTGCCGCTTCAAAGCGAAACCACAGGGAGGATGCGACAATAAAGCAGTCTGCCAGTTCAGTTATTTGCTTTTCGGGGTCGGCTGTTTCCGCCCGCCATTCGTCAAATTCTTCATCGAGCTTCAAAAGCTGTCCCGCCTTGTCAGCGTCTTTGAACGTAACTGTGTGCCAATCGGCAATTTTCTTTGCTAATTCGTAAAATTCTTGCTTCAATTCAACGCTTCCTTTGCCATTCTCATCATCTGTTCACGGGAGTAGTTCCGACTATCCGAATCAAATCCACGGGAGATTTCTTCCAAAGCTTCTTCTAATTTTTTGTTCATCTCTCGCAACATTTCCATTTCCATTTGGATTTGATTTGCTTGGTTAAGCAACCAATCAGAGTATTGTCCTAAAGTCGTAATATCTTCGACCGCCTTTTTTGTGAAGAAGTCTATGTTATAAGCTTTTAGTTTTAATTCATTTTCTATGTTCATAGTCCGCGCCCCCTTTCAGAACATCAGCGGCCCACGTCTGGAAAGTCTTGCCGTCAATGCGCCATATTCCATATTCGTCAACGGTTATATCTGTTGATACGAGGTGCTCCAACGCTTCACGCAACCGCGTGTTTTCCGCTTCCAACTTCTCGATTTTTTCGGGAAGTTCGTCTTCAATTTCACGAAGCTTTTTAAACGCATACGCTCCGTTTTCCACGACACCAGAAACGCTATCGTATTCTTTATGCGTTGTGGCATCACGTTTATCAGCGTGCCAAAGATGCCGCCCCTCGGCGTAAAATTCAAGCGCACATTTCAGTTGTAGATTTTCCGTTTCTAAGCGGAGCTTCTCAATGTCTTCACTCATTTTCATTCCCTTTCAGCCGTAATTAAATCGCCATACGGCAGTTCTTTAATCCAAGCGCAAAAGTCGCGCCATTGTTTGAGCTTGTGCTCCCGACGCTGAAAATACATATTCCGCAAGCATTTTGCGTTCACGTTCAAAAGCCGCGTCTGCAAATACGCATCGGGCAGATTTCCGATAATCAAATCCTGCAAATACGCTTTGCGTTCTGTCGTCGTTTTTTCGGCGTTGTACTCATCGATAAACTTGTTCAAATTGTTAAGCGTGTCTTGAAAAATCGGCGTTTCAAACATTTCTTGCGTCAATCCGCTTTTCCAGCTTTTGTGCATCGTGCTTTCCGACGACTTTGACACGCCGACTCGGTAAGTGTCGGCTTGCTTCCACCAGAACAACGGAGCTTGCACCAGAATCCAATACTGGATTTGTTCAAGAAATTTGTTGTGTCCGCCGTCCATAGGCGCGAGTTTAGCCGCCAATCGGTCAATATCTTCATAATCAGCATAAAACTCTGAAAACGAAGTTTTCCCGTATGAAAGCATCATCCCCAATACTGCGGGTTTGTACCCCGCACAATCCTCAAGATTAAATTTCATTTCCTTTTTTTCCTTTCACTTTTCCGAATCTCTGTCGAAACGGAAAATGTTTTTTGTTACCTCTTCAACACGCCGTCTCATAACGTCGGGGGACGGCACTCCCTTTTTGTCGCGCTCTGCAAGCATCGCCATATACGCTTGCTTTTCCGCTTCGTTTTTTGAATATCCGCCGTCGTGTTCAATTATCGCCGCGCGTTCTTCAAAGTCTTCAATTTCAGCGTTTGAAAAATCAACCGCCGCCAGTTTTGCATAGTCTATCATATCAGCTCCTTTTTGTTATCAGAAAAATACTTCAAAATTTTTAATTTGTCATCCCTTGTCATATTTTGAGCCCGCATACGAACGTCAAAAATCGCGTTGTCAGCAAGTTCAAACATTTCTGGGTGGTGCGATATGAAACGTTCCTCGAAAGTCATTGTACGCATTGTTTCCGCTGCACGAACGCCAAAATACTTTTTCAGTTTTTCCCGATACGCTTTTAATGCGTTGGCACGCGCAGTTTCTTTGTCCAATCCGCGCGCTTCTTCAAAGGCGCGATATTCAAAATAAAAATCCCGAATTTCCTTAAATCTCATTCCGCAATTCCTTTATTTCAGACCCCGTATAATTCACGGAAAGGACTTCGTAAGCGTCTTCATACTGCCCCCGCTTCAAGTCATAGTACAGACGCGCCGCTTCGTTTCTGAAGCCCCCGAATCGGTTTTTACGGATACAACAAAACGTCGCCTTGCGCGCGCTTGTAGTTGACAGCTCATTCATTTCATCGTCGGGCGCAAACATTATAACGACTGTTGCTTCCTTAACCTTGTTGGAGCTTCCGATAAATTCATCCATTGACGGGATTTTAAAAAGCTTTTGCCCAAACATCGGCTTGCGTAAGTGCGATATAGCAACGACTGCCATTTTCGTTTCATCCTGCACCTGCCGAATCGTCTTCATCAGCATTGTTTGGTGGATGTTGTCGTTCAAGTCGTAAGCGTCCTTTTCGACGTAATCCAAGTGGTCAATAATCAGTAGTTCGCATCCCGCTTCCTTTTCTTGCATCATCGCGTCAACAAGCTTTTCGATTGTGAAATTCGGTTGTCGGTGAAAAACGTGCAATCCCTTAAACGCGACATCCATTGCCGAGTCGATTTCGTTTACGATTTCTTCGGTCATCATACTGTTTGCACCGCCCTGCATAAACGCGCGCTCCGAAACATCATAGCGTTTTGTCAGTTCAAGGAACTTCAAATATCCGACGTGCATTTCGAGGTCATCTTCAAAGTTTTCAAGCGAAAACAGGGAAACCTTGCACCGATTGCGGTTTTTAATCGCGATACTGTTGGCGATTGTGGATTTGCCCGCGCCGCTTCGGCTTCCGATTAAAATCAAATCGCCTTTCCCGATGCCGTACAGCGTCTTGTCGAGGTAATTGATTCCGAAAACGCCTACGTTTTTGTTGGAATTGACTCCCGAAAAATACGTTGTCATTTCTCAAGCTCCTGTTCAATGATTTGTTTAAGCCGTGTTCGCGCCCGCTGGATAAAGAACTCGTCCCCCTGTGCTTTCATTTGTTCCAAATACGCCATTTGGTTTTTAACCGCTTCCCGATTTAAAACGTGGGAAATATCTTTGAATGTTCGAGAGTTTCTAAGCCAGTTTCGCCAAGTTGCTATCCAATCTTTTTTGGTCGCTGTTGCTCCAGTTTTTCCTGCCCAGTAATCTTTGAATGATTGATACTCTCTTTCTGCCGATTGAAACGGATTCATTTTTGAAGACTCGGTTTCAAATTCTTTTGGCATTGTTTCATTGAAGTACGGTGAGTTTTCAAAACGGCATCCTTTTGTGATTTCCGTTTTTTCTTTAGAAATTTCTTTTTTTAATGTTTCGTTAGAAACATCGGAATCAGAATCATATTCAGAATCAGATTCAGAATCATTATCATAGCGCATTTGCTTGCATTTGGTAGCATTTGGTAGCATTTGCTTGCATTTGGTAGCATTTGCTTTACCGCCTAAACTACCAGCGTTTCTGCGCTTTTCGCAAACTTTTTCATATTTTTCAGCGTTTTCGTCAAAGTAATTTTTGAAAGGCAAGAATACGGCTTTCATCAATCCATTTAATTTAGGTTCGACGCCGTTCTGATAGTCTTTAATCGCTAAGAACAAATCGGCGATTTGTTCTTTGTTCAGTTCGTCAAGAACTGATAGCGACTCCGTGTAAATTAAAAATGATTTCTTTTTTTGCATAAAATACCTTTCAGAGTGCAGAACGTCGGGCGCGACCCCGTAAGGTTTGCCTGTACTACAAACGCCGTTCTGCATAAAAGGATTTTTTTTGTACAGTTTCTTATCGCAGGTAAAACGTTATTCCTTTTCGGACATCTTGTCAAGGATTTTTCCCAAGCGCGCGCGGATTCCTAAGAGTGAAACCAAGACAATCGCTACGACAGCGTTCAATGAAAAGCTTGTGTCCAAAATTGCTTTGACAAAGGCATATTCGACGCCGAAAAGAAGCACGCCAAAGAGATTTTTTCCGAGAAGATTCAATGCGTTTTCCATAGTTTTTTCCTTTCAGTTTTCAAAAAAAGATTTGGTCGGGTGCGTTTTGGACTTCATCCGAAACGCTGATACGCAGATAGGGCTTTGTGTCCGTGTATCGTTTTTCAAAGGACATCATCACGATTTGATTGTCATCCTTGTACATCACGCCATTTAAAGCGTCCGCAACAAGTTTTAAAACGTTGTCCGCGTCGGGTTTAACCGTCGGACGCACTTCATCGTCAAGCATCTGTTGTTTTAAACGCTTGGACGTGGATTTGGGGATAGGATAACCTGCTTCGACATCCAGCTTTACCGAGCCGTTGAAAACACCGACAGAGCAAACATCCATTGCGCTTTTGCACACCGCCGCGATTTTTCTTTCGGTGTTTTTTGTTTCGGGTGGAGTATATGTTCGGACAAATCCACCTTGCCGCGCAAAACGCGGGCGACCTTTGCCGACCATTTTTTCCAGATTCACCACAAAATTCAGCGTTGTCATTTCCGTTGTCCTTTCGATTGTTTTTTGCCGTACAAAATCGAATTTTTATACGTTTGGATTTGTCGAGAACAAGATTTTATCGCTTGTTTCAAAAACCATTCGTCGGTTTTAGACGGTTGCCCATAAACCAGCTTGTCGATTAAGCGTTTCTGTTTTTCTTCAACCCGCTTGATTCTTTTCGCGAATCGGCGCGCGGATGCTTCAACCGAGTATCTTTGTTTTTCTTTTTCGTTTTTCATTTGTCCGCTCCCTTAATTCCTCGTTAATGTTGTTGTTCACTTCTGACCAGTCAATAGGCTTTACCGTTTTTAGGTATTCAATAACCGCGCGACAATCGGGGTCGTTATTGTCCCAAGGCTTAGACGGAACTTTTGACCAATCGGGCTCTTTCGTTGACCAAGTTCTTTGTTTGGATTGTTTCAAAGTTTCCGCCTTTTGAGCATAATTTGCTTTAACGCGACACTTCACAGAACAGTATTTCTGTCGGCTTCCGTGTGGGCGTTCTTTTTCTTTGAAGTATGCGCCGCACCAAGCGCATTTGATTAGTTTTTCAGTCATTTTTTATCCCTCGTTTTTAAGCGGTTGCAAAGACAAGCGACCGTTTGCGGACAATTTCGCTTTTCCGCCGTCCAGCGTGTAGATTTCGGACGCGTTGTTGTCCATCATAAATTTTTTGATAAGCAATTTGTTTTTTTCGTTGCGGTCATCATCCAAGCGGATTGATTCGGCGAAAAACAGCGCATCGTTAAACCAGTCGTGTGCATCCTGTCCGTCGATTTGGTCTTGTGAAGACAGCATCACCGCGCTCGACGCGTTAAACTTTTCGACTTCTTGATAGCACGCGAAGTCCTTTTTCATCAAAGACAGCGTTTCTTTGTTGATTTCGGGGGGCTTGTTTTCGGCAATCGCCTGTTCAAATTTCCGCAACGCTTCCTTAATTGCCGCTTGCATTTCGGGGATAAGCCCGTAAACCGACGTGTAAACTTCGGGCGTAAAACGTTCCTGCACTTCTTCAAAGCGTTTCTGTTCAATCAAAGACGCAATCACGCCGCGATTAAATGTCGTGTCCTTTTCCAAGGGCAACAGCATTGACGAGATGACCGCGCAATCACGCCCACAAATCATTGCGTTATTCTGTAGTTGAAACAAATATGACCATTGAAGCCCGCGCTTCAAAGCGTCTTCTTTGATTGCTTTGAAATGCTGGATGGTTTTGCACTCCCAAATAGGATTCCGCTCTGTAATCGGGCGACCGTTCACGTCGTTATACTGTTCTTTTTTTGACACACAATATCCGTCGGGCGAACAGGACGCAAAGGGGCTTATATCGGGGCGTTTAATGAAGTCTTGGCAACGGCGCACGTCAAAATCCGCATTGTCGCGCAACGCCCATTCGACGTAAGATTCGGCGGCGTGTCCGTAAACGTTCAATTCGTCGGGAATCGGCGGCTGTCGGTATCCGTTTTTGATTTTGTGAAAAACAAGATAGCCCGTCGTGTACAGCGGTTCGTTTAAAAACGAAGTGGCGGCGCGTTCCCCCATTATTTCCATTAAGCGTTCTTTCGGGACAAAGGATTTGATGACGGCGGCGATTTCCGACCCGCCGATTGTCCCTTGTTTTTCGGACAGCCATTCGTCAGAGTTT